AGATTTTACCGGTGCTCCGTATGTGGTGGTTACAGACGGATGCACTCATGCCATTGAACTTGCTTGTCGTTATGATTTAGTAACTCGTTGTGAAATTTCTGCATTTACCTATATTAGTATACCAATGAAGCTTAGACAGTTAGATATTGATTACATACTAACCGACGAGCAATGGATTGGCGAATATCAACTGCATGGCACAAGAATTTGGGACAGTGCAAGATTGTTGTGTAAAGGAATGTACCGTGGCGGACAAATACAATGTTTGAGTTTTGGCAACGGAAAACCTTTACAATTAGGTCGTGTGGGTGCTATACTACTAGATGATCATGATGCATATCGAGAGCTTAGTATGATGAGAAGCGATGGTAGAGATCTAAACATTGTTCCATGGACTTTGCAACAACAGTTCCGAGTTGGATATCACTATACTCCTACATTAGAACAATGTTCTTTGGGTATAGAAAAATTAAAATTTGTTGACCAAACGCCTAAATATTATCAATATTCGGACTTACGAGATATTGACATTACAGTTTAAAACTGTTATACTAACACATTGGCAATCCACTGCCTTAACATCGGAGAAATAAAATTGACAGACAAACAAGAAACAGCACTAGACGCCATGGCAGGTGATGGTGGATATGGATTAGCTAAATTATGCGATCATCTACGCTTTAAGTTCAAACGTGATAACAAACGTTTTTGGGCTGGTGACAACATTAGCGATTACCTTAAAGAAGGTGACAAAGAACAACTAATTGACGACGCTACTGTGGCATTCGAAAGAGTACTCGATACCTTATTAATTGACCGCGAAAATGATCCAAATTCACAAGGCACTGCAAGGCGACTTGCAAAAATGTACTTCAATGAAATTATGGCTGGACGTTATGAACCTACGCCTAACGCTACAGCTTTCCCTAATGACACAGAAGGAGCATACGACGGTATGTTGGTTGTGCGTTCTGAGCTTAAGAGCATGTGCAGCCATCATCACCAACCTGTCTCGGGTGTTGCGTATATTGGAATCCTGGCAGGTTCCAAGCTCATTGGTCTATCCAAATACACACGAATTGCACAATGGTGCGCTCGACGAGGAACACTACAAGAAGAGCTATGCATGGACATTGCACGTGAGATCGAGTTTGCAACGGGATCAAAAGATGTGGCTGTTTATATTCAAGCAACACACGGATGTTGTGAGAACCGCGGTATTATGGCACACAGTAGTCTCACACAAACCACAGTTCTCCACGGGGCCTTTAAACTAGATCCTAGTGTGAAAAAAGAGTTTTTTGACAACATTAAACTCCAACAAGAGTTTGCTACGCGATAAGTACTAACATGGCAACACGTAAATCAAAAATTATTTTATCCGCAGACATCAGTGAGTCATTGATTGTTAGTGGAAGTGTTAAAAAAGAAGCTAAAACAGTTATCAAAAAAGCAATGAACACAGCTTCTGTGATCAAGGGCAATCATCTCACAGTTACTACTCACCCAGACGGGCGGACAGAACTTGAGTGGGATGATGCAGCATTGCTTGAAGAAGTACGAGCAGCATTGCTTTCAGCAGAAGCTGGCAACACAACAAAAACCAAACGACCCCGTAAACCCAAAGAAGTTTAAGATGTCTGTATATCTAATCAAACCACTTGAAAAGAAAAGCATTGTTTATCACGTAGAAATGTTCCGTGAAAATGCGGATGGTAGCATTAGCTGGTTTAATCTTGACGAAACATATCGGTGGGGCCAAGGTTTCATCGAAGAAAATATGGATTGTAATCTTCCATGGGAAGGCGACATGATAGCTTATACTAAACCCGATGCAGGATGGGGTTGTGAGTTTGACGATAGTATTAATATTGAACTAGAGTTTAGTGATGACATCGATCAAGTAGAACAAGAAACTATCCGCGAATCATACTATGAAGGTGGTGCCGGTTGGTTGTTTGATGGCGAACATGATTGGCAGGAGGAAGATACTGCTGTACATATCTATGCGCCATTTCAAGTTAGCCTATGCGAAGATGACGGTACAATAATTGAGGAAGATGTTAAATTAAAACCAAGACCTGAACCAAAAACAGGTACAACCGAATGGCCTTTCAAACAACAGGAGAATTAAATGGCAAAAGCAAAACAACCCGTAAAAAAACTCAGTGATAAACTGGCAAAAGTAAACGAATCATTCTCTATCAACATGTACGACAACGGCTTTATGATCGAAGTTGGTGGGCGTGACGCAGAGGATGAATGGAAAACAGCCAAGGTCATGGTCAGCTCTGTTGAAGAGCTGCTGGCCCTGGTAAAAGAAGCAACTGAAATGGATCGTCAGGACTGATCATGGCTACCTGGACTATTAGAACCCACTACAAGAAATCATGCGAACAGCGAGAAATTTTTTACAATCGTGAAATCAACAAAGCCGAAGTCATTGTTACAGATGGTTTTCGTTCATGCGAATACACAATCGAAACCAGTGACGACAACTTTCCAGACTTTGAATTTACCTACGTACCCGGGGGCGACGGCCAGAAGGACAGTTTGGATCTAAATAGTCTAAACGGTAGCAATATTGAAAGCACAGACCTTGTTGAAATGTACGATGGCGGTTGTTGGGGAGGCACCGAATTCAAAGGCCTTACCTTAGAACAAGAAGAAGAGCTTGAAGAACTCATCAGTGAAGAAGGCTCGTATGCCATTGAAGAACAAGAAGATAGTGAATGGTACCTAAGCGACACCGAAGTTTGGGTATGGGGGCCACTAGAAGTTGAAGATGAATCGGGCAATGTACGCATTATTTGTGCAGACGCCGATGGCAACGTGATTGATTACGTTTCAGAAGATTAAACCCAGCGGCCTGTTCGGCATCATCCCGCTATACAAACTCTGCTGCCTATGCTATAATGACATAGGAGAACAACATGGCAACACTACAACCTGTACAATACAAGTACACAAGCACCAAAGAATATCACGACTCATTCCCTTGTGCTTATCGCCAATGGCGAGCCGATTCACACTGCAATCTAATCCACGGCTACAGCTTCAACATGAAGTTTTACTTTGGCACAAACGATTTGGATGCACGTAATTGGGCCGCTGATTACGGTGGACTGAAAGAACTCAAAGGCGTGCTTGAAAGCCAATTTGATCATACGCTGTTGGTTGCAGAAGATGATCCAGAACTTGAGTTCTACAAAGAGATGGAAAAACGCAAGTTGGCCAAACTCACAATCCTACCTAAGCTAGGCTGCGAAGGTCTAGCTGATCAACTGTACAAGTATGTCAATGGTGTGTATATTCCCGACTACTGGGGAGAAGGTGAAAGCAATCGTCTATGGTGCTATCGCGTAGAGGTGCGTGAAACACAAAGCAATATGGCCTTTAGAGAAGGTCACCGTGAATGGAATGAGGACTTGTTTGCATGAACGAACGAATTAAACAACTTGCTGAACAGGCTGGAATTTATAAATTAAATTTGTCTGATGAAACAGAATACTGGATTATGGAAAAGTTCGCCGAGTTGATTGTTCGGGAATGTGCTGAGTTATTTGTGGATCAACGGTATATGATACTAAATCCACATGAGCCTTTTGCTAATGAACGAGTTCGTGCGTTGAAAGAACATGACAAGGATACGGTTAGAAAGATTAAAGGACATTTCGGAGTTGAAGAATGACACCAACTATTAGTATTTTATTGCCCACACGCAAACGGAAACAAGCACTGGAACGCAGTCTCAAAACACTGTTTGATCGTGCTGATCATCCTGAACGCATTGAGTTGTTGTTGGGATTCGATGATGACGACCAAGACACATTGCAATATTTCCTGGATAACATTGCACCTTATCTTGATCACAAGGAAGTGATCTACACTGTGGTCAAGTTTCAGCGCCTTGGGTATCAAAAGCTCAATCAGTATCTCAACGAACTGTATACACACAGCACAGGACGTTGGATCTTTTTCTACAACGATGACGCTGCTATGGAAACACCCGGTTGGGACACCATTTGCATGGCTCACGACAATGAGTTCACTCTGATCCGTACAGAAACAACCAACGGTCATCCTTATGCAATCTTTCCCATCATTCCACGCAAGTGGGTTGAACTAATTGGCCATATCAGTCCGCATCAACTGACCGATGCATGGGTAAGCCAAATTGCCTGGATGTTGGACATTGTGACCACGGTACCTGTGATGGTCACACACGAACGCTTTGACCTAACAGGTGAAAACAATGACTCTACATTTATGGAACGACAAATGTTCGAAGGCGATCCCAAAGATCCTCGCGACTTCAACTACAAAACCACGCGAGATGCAAGAGTTCTTGAAGCACACAAACTTGCAGAATATCTAGAATCCACTGGCAAAGTGTTAACACACTGGCATGATGCCACAACTGGTAAAATCAATGTATGGGACAAAATGTTGGCCACTGATACCAAGGGCCTTATGAAACAATGGAAAAACACAGATCTATGACTGAATTACATCAAAAAATCATTGACTACTGGAACAATCAACCTTGTAATGTAGGTCATAGTGCCGAGCCTGTGGGCACAGAAAAATACTTTGAAGAAGTCACTGCAAAAAGATATCAAGCAGAACCACACATTCTTGATTTTGCAGGATTTCATCACTGGCGTGGCAGGCGTGTGTTAGAAATTGGGTGTGGTATCGGCAGCGATGCCGAACAGTTTGCAAGACACGGTGCCGATTATGTAGGCATTGATTTAAGTAGTGAAAGTCTGAACATTTGTAAACTGAGATTTGACACGTACAATCTCAAAGGTACATTCTTACAAGGCAACATCACCGACTTGGAGTTTTTGAAAATATTGTGCAAATTTGATTTGGTCTATAGTTACGGAGTGTTGCATCATTACCCTGGTATGCGTCAACACATTGAGCACATACGCAACTTAGTGTTCACGGGTGGCGAACTGCGATTCATGGTATATGCCAGAAACAGTTGGAAGTATGCTATGATCCAAAAAGGCTTGGATCAGTTTGAGGCTCAAGCAGAATGTCCGTATGCAGATGCATACACAAAAGAAGAGATTGATGATATCTTACAGGGCTTGTTTAAAATCGAAAGCATACGTCAAGATCATTGCTTCATGTGGAATGTTCCTGCGTACAAGTTGAATAAGTTTGAATTAGAGCCATGGTTTGCATCAATGCCCGAAACCATGCGACAAGCAGTTAGAGAATATTTAGGATGGCATCTTTTAATCAAGGCAAAGAAATTATGAAAAAAGTATATGTAAAGCGGTGGAACCCACAAGAAGAGGCAACTGGAAAATGAACGAAAAAGTAAAAGAGATAATGGATATCTTGCAGGAAGAGTGTGCTGAGGTTATTCAAGCTGTGAGCAAGTGCAATCGTTTTGGATTGCACAATGCCAAACCCGGCAAGCCACTTACCAACGCACAACACCTAGAAGGTGAAATAGGTGATTTACTTGCCATGGTAGATCTGCTACAATCAAAGGGTATTATTACAAAGGCTGGTGTTGATGCAGCACAAGCAGCCAAGATAGAAAAACTTAAAAAGTGGTCCAACATATATGAGTAAAATTAAAATGTCCAATGCGTAGGAATTTTATCAAAAACTCCTCACTCTGTATAAATAATACAACAAAGGAGAAACGTAATGTTAGAAACTACTTCACTCAATTCGACAGAAAGAACTAAAAAAAGACGCCAGAGAACAGATTTTTTAAAGAAATTTAATATAAATTCTGATCAATACGATGCAATGCTAAAAGAACAAGCTGGAGTATGTGCTATATGTCAACAAAAAGATCCGTGCGATAGACTACTGGCAGTAGACCATTGTCATACCACTAAAAAAGTGAGAGGATTGTTATGTACTAATTGCAATATGGCTATTGGTAAATTTCAAGACAATGTTGAGTATCTAAAAAAAGCCATTGAGTATATGGAAAGAAATTATGCTGTACCTGACTTGCCTGACACTATTGTGCATATAGGACACAACGACAGACCAAATTGGAAAATGCTAGTTGCCACCCCAGACGGTTTATTTCCTTCGTTACAACATGCAGCAGAAAAATACAATGTACATCATACCGCAATAAGAAGCTGGTGTTTACCAGATAGTAAGTGGAAAAAAGAAGGATTTTCATGTCAAAAAATGTTTATATCGTTAAACCAATTAAAGGAATATTGTAATGTCAAAAATCAAAGTAGCTGAACTTTTCTACTCAATACAAGGAGAAGGAAAGTATCAAGGCGTGCCCAGCGTGTTCTTGCGTACATTTGGCTGTAACTTTAAATGTGCAGGGTTTGGTATGCCGCGGGGCGAACTAAGCAAAGAGGCAGATAATATTGCTGTTATGAATGCAATGCATCCATTTAAAGAGTACAATGAACTACCGTTAGTTAGTACAGGCTGTGACAGCTACGCTAGTTGGCATCCTGATTTTAAAGATCTTAGTCCCATGCTCACAAGCGATGCTATTGTAGATCGCATTATGGAAATTATTCCACACCGCACTTGGCATGACGAGCATCTTGTTATCACAGGAGGTGAGCCACTGCTGGGATGGCAACGTGCGTATCCAGACTTGCTAGATCATGCCAAGATGTCCGGACTCAAAGAAATCACGTTTGAGACCAATGGTACTCAGAAACTAACCGCAGAGTTCAAGAACTATCTAACCACATGGACTGGATTGCCCAAACACAAGCGTGAGATCACATTCTCAGTCAGTGCTAAACTTCCGTGCAGTGGTGAGTCATGGTCTGATGCTATTTGTCCTGATGTTGTGTGCGAGTACGAAGAAGTGGGCACAGCATACTTGAAATTTGTTGTGGCAACAGAACAAGATGTTGCAGATGCTGTGCAAGCCATGAAAGAGTTTCGAGCAGCAGGATTTACAGGACATGTGTACCTGATGCCTGTGGGCGGTGTAGAAAGTGTTTATGCATTGAACAACCGGGCAGTGGCTATTCATGCAATGAACCTTGGATTGCGCTACAGTGATCGGCTTCAAGTTCCTTTGTTTTCCAACGCCTGGGGCACTTGATGCCGTTAGACGATATGGTGGACCAAGAACCCAGGGCGCAAGAGTGGGGACTATATCGAGTCAACAATTGGAAGTTGAAGTTATGTTGGCTTCCAAGAAAGTGCTATCTATCCGGAAAGCCACTGTGGGGTAAACAATGCT